ATTTACATCCTCGTAGTTATCCATAAATCCCATTATCGCACCGCGCCTTTATCCTTGAGAGCTTGAGCAATAGCTCGACCTCGCAGATAACCTTCACTGTGACCTTCTCGATATCCGAGAGTATAAGAGGCTCGTATAAAACCCACCCCTATAGCTGTTACGCCAATTACTATTAAGAAATCAAAGCTGTTCATATATCGCCCTTTGTTAAGGCCGATTAGGCTACTACCCGAGTAGCCCTCTCGGCGTGTGTAGGTTTAGTATGAGGGCACTATCTGACATATGACAAGTATTTAGCTGGGTGTGTCGTGTTTTATAGAATCCTTAGGCTTAGATTTAAGCCCGTTACCGGCCAGTACGCCGCCTAGAGCACCTGTTAAGAATATGGCTAGAGTCTGTAAGAGCTGTATAAAGTCTCGATCGTTAGGCGCTTGAGCCCCTACAGGCTGGGTAACAAAGACCAGCGCATAAACGGCCCCAGCTGTAATGACAAAAAAGGTTAATGCCAGTACCGCGCCTATAAGAAAGATTAGGCGAGCGTGTATATCCTCAGGCGAAAGCCGTCTTTTTTCTTTAGTCATTTGGCTTAATAAGGTCCTCAGTACAGGTGCCGGTAACTTTGCATTGAGGCTTAACGCACTCAGGCTTTTCCCAGTTCTCGAACTCTTGGCACTCATATCTCACCCAGCCATCGTAACCGCACCCTGATAGGAGTAGAATCCCCGCGATCGCCCCTATCAGGGCCCGGATCATTTAGAGCCTAAGCCGTATTGCTTCTCGCTTGGCTGCACAGCTTTGAGTAGTGGACCTACTAAACCTGCGATAAACGCATTAGCTAGTACTTTAGGATCTGTAATACCGGACATATAAAGCGCCGCTGCACTTGCTAAAGCTGCACGTGCATATGATTTACCGGCTGCGATTAGTTGCTCTTTCATTTGTTACTCCTTAGTGCCCTTAAGGATTTAGATAATTATAACCCTAAACTCTTGATTAAGGCTTTAGCCTTGCCGGGTTTTACCTCTACTTCAAAGTGCATATCATCCGGCCGGTTCTTAAAATCGCCGCCCCACTTGAGGCCATACTTTTTAGCGAGTGCCCGGATCATAGGTACTTTTTCAGCTGGGAAGGTGTCGTACTTGCCTAATGGGTGTTTGGTAGCGTTGAGATCAATAGCTGTACCGGAGGAGTGGCAAGAGAGGCGGTCTGTAGATCCTCGAACCATACGGAAAGCGTAGCCCCAGTCATCAAAAGTACCTTTATCGATTGGCTCTATAAGCTCGTGAAACTCGGCAGCAAAAGCGGCTAAGAGTGGGCCCACACTCTCAGCGCACTTAAGCTTACGATCCGTACCCTTTACTGGGTAGGACTTTATATTTATTTCATCCGGATCTTTAGAGGCTGGGTATCCGTTATAGCTTGTAAGCATTATGAAAGCAGTTCAGAACCATCAGTATCAATACCTATATGTTTTGCAACAATAGACTTTGTTTCTTTTGCATCTGTATCGATATAAAGGTTCTCGTCGATAACCATAACCTTATCTACCACAATGCCTGCATCGGCTAGTTCTACCAGTAATTGCTCACCGTTCAACTTTGATGGCTTTGGGAATGATTGCATTTAGGCTCCTAGGTATGAAATATCGAAACGAGTTGAATCTGAACCTGAATTGACATTAAGTGATCCACCAGATGACTGGTACACGTTCATTTCATAGTAATCAGTTGCTACGGCAGATACAACGCAAGAAAAGGCAAAAGTAAAGCTGCTGCCAGAAATAGGATTAGCATTTGCGTAAGCAATTTGGCTAGCGCTTCCGTTTTTCATAATGGCGATAGCGCGAAAACCTGATGAATTGCTTGCAAAATTTGCTTGTCCTGTAATCAGATACTTGCCACCTTTGCCGGTTGGAATTGTTAACCGAGTGTTATTAGTGGCGTTATCGTGAAAACCGTCAGTATCATAGACCTCGGACTGAAAATTAAGAGCTGTATAAGTTCCATTGGAAATAGATTGGGCTGAAGTGTTTGTCACCTGAGCGCCTACGAATGTGCTTCCGCTTGCAGGTGCAGCCCATTTAAGACCTGTTGCCTCGGCTGAATCCGCTGTTAAAACGGTGCCATTAGAACCTACTGCTAAACGAGCAAAAGTATCAGCTGCCGTACCTGCAACTAAATCACCTTTAGCATCGATAGCCGTAGCCATTGAGTTAGTTACTGTTACGGTGCCGCTAGTGCCACCGCCTGAGATACCTGTACCGGCTGTAACACCTGTAATATCACCGGCTGCATCTGTAACCCAAGTAAAATCCATATCGGTATTAGAATTTTTGCTTAATACCTGCCCTGTAGTGCCGCCTTTAAGATCTAGTAGCGAGGCATCGATAGAGTCACCTAGAGCCTCGATAGCTGTAGCGCCATCTTTTACAAGGTCGGTCGAGGTAGGTACGGGCCATCCAAAATTAGGCGTAGTAGTTGCCATTAAGTTAAACCTCCAAAAGCATTTTGCCATATAAGAGTAGCATTTACTCCGGTCCAAACCAAGGATCCCGGGGTAACTGTTGCCCACTGTGGCGCGACCAGTGAGAAATCTGTAGGGCTAAGAGTAAGGGTTAAATCGACATAACCCGGAGTAGCTTTAATAGCGAACCCCTCTACAAAGCCATTAAACGAGCCGTTAAACATATTGATAGGTAGGTTGTTAATTACTACCGGCTCGCCAAAAAACGCATCTATAAGTTTATCTCGCTCGGCATCCGGTAGCTCTGAGTTATCGAGTCTAAAGGTAATGCTCTGCAGCTGCTCTCGAGGTATGGCCCGGAGCCCTAGCTCACGATCCATTAAGTCCTCTACATCGGTTAGGTTATGTAGGTTAGTCGTAACGCTGCGCTGATAGCGGCCATAGGTAGCGATAGAGTCAGCATCGAGGTCCGTAGCTTGGTTAGCGTAATTATTGCCATAGTTAAATACAAGGGAATTACGTATTTTGCCTATTTGTAGGATGGTTTTGACGGTTGAGGGTATGGCGTAGTTAGCCGATAAAATCGTATAGCCATAGGTCGATAGGTACTGTGTGCGGTGATCCGTATCGGCGTAACACACTCGACCGGCTTTATCCTCGTAAATCTGCCCTTGTGCGCTTTGTGCTATCTGAGCGCAGAGGTTGTAGCTGCTAGTCGGCTCAGCTGCTCGAGAAATCATCTCGTAGAGTCCCGGCTGGTCTATCTCACCTAGCCCTACGTTTTCAGCATTAGCCCACGTAGTCGTAGGGTCATAGTTAAACCACTGTAAAGCCGGTGCTACTTCAAACCACGAGTTAATGAGGAGCTCATTAAGTACGTCGTAGATTTGGTTGCCATCCTCATCTTTTGCCAAGGCATCGGGAAAGAGGGCTTTAGTAAGTTTAGCTAGAGATCCTACAGCCAAAATATTACCGATTGTTATAAACCCAGTTTCCTCAGGCGAGCGCACCGAGATACCAAAATCCGATACCTCACCGCCAAAAACCGGTACATAAACTCCGGCGCTATTCTTAAGCTCTAAGGTTAGGGAATCGGTTACGTCTATATCAAAAGCCGAGTTATCTAGGTTAATAATCTCCATACGTGCGTAGCCTGCGTTGCACTGTAGATCGATATCATCCCGGCCCGTAGCCATATTGACCGATAGCACGTTATCGTAAACGGTAGTCCCTACGATAATTTGCCACTCAGGAAGCCAACTAGACATAGTATTGGCCTGCGCCGCGGTTTACCGAGGTGCCGCGATAAGTAGATTGATTAAGTACATCCTCGACGGCTCGTGCAATAGCCTCAGGATCTCCTATACCGGCGTTAATAGTTACGTCTACTCTAGAATTTTGGAAGCTTGATAAAGGATCGTATCTAAAAGGCTCTGTAAGTTGAGGTAGTTCTCTAAGATTTTGGAAGCTCGATAAAGGGTCATATTTGGGAGGCGGTGGAGGTGGTTCTCTAAGATTTTGGAAGCTCGATAAAGGATCGTATTTTTTACCATTTAGGGCATCGGTATATTCTTTAAGAGCTGCAAGGCGCTTAGCATCGGCCGCGGCCTGAGCCTTGGATACTCGATCTATCATCCCTAACTCGCTCGACTCGAGTAATAGGGCAGCCGTAGCGGAGGCGTTATAAGTCTTGCTAATTGCAGCGAGTTTAGCTATCTCGGTAAGCTGAATCTGTACGCGCTCGTTATATGACTCCTTGGCCGCCAAGGTGCCAGCCGCCGTTATTGCAGCGTTATATTTCTTAAACGCCTCCTCACGTGCAAGCTCTTTATCGGCCTCGGCCATTTTGCTAGTATTTATAACCCTTAGCTCATTAAGGAGCTGGGTATTAAGGGCTCCGAGAGTAGCGTTACTAATTTCGTCTACTCCGGCTAGGCGCTGTAAATCGGCGTTTTTTTGCAGCTTGGCTAACTCGCTTATTTTCTTTAGAGCCTCATCGCCTCGATCCTCCTCGATAAGCATAAGAGCCTCTAGGCGTAGCTTTGTTTCTTTGTCGTAGGTAGCTTGTAAAGCGGCCGCTATTGAAATACGGGTGCTATCGAAAGCGGCAGCAGCCTTAGATAGTGAAACCTTATTCTTTTCCGCTCGAGCTGCCTTAGCTCTTTCAGCTGCTAACCGCTTTTGGTTGGCTGTCTCTTTTGCTAAAGCATCGGCTCTTTGTTTTGATAACTTAGCCTCGGCTACTGAGTCTTGTCCACCCTCAAACATACGTCGAGCTCTAGGTCTAGGTCTACCCGTAAACCCAGTTGGATCACCCTCAATAATTAAATCTGCTAAAGGCTGGGTAAATTTAATAAATTTTTCTACGCCTGCGGCAATAGGGCCAAATATATCTCGTACGCCTTTACCAAACTCAGCTAGGTTAGTTAGAGCCTCTGAGGTATTGGTAGCTAGTTCGGACATACTATCGGCTAATTCCTCGACGGTACTATCCCCGGATAAAATCATAAGGGAATTGACTAAGCCCGTACCTATAATCTCTTGAGCGTTATCGGCAGCCTCACCTAGTACGCGCATCTTGCCGCTATAAGTGTTTAATTCTGCCTCGGCTGAGCCCTTAAAGGTGGAAGTTAATAAGGCTACCGCATCCTCAAACTTTAAGGTCTTAAGCTCTGACTGAGTAAGTCCTAAGTTATATTTTCTTAAGCCT